AACTTGCCTTCCAATATAATACTCCCGCCGGTCTCGTTACCCGCAAATATCAATGATAATATCGAAGACCCTTCTCAGTTAATACTGACCGGACCATCGCGAAATATCGACAATACTAGTACGGGTATGTACATAACTGGCGATTTTTCACCGTACAACCGCAAAGAAATACTCGAATCGATGGGGATTGTCTTGGAAGGCGAATACCGCGAAAATATCGTTGAAAGAGGGATATATGATTATATAGAAAAATACGTTCGCACAAGGGGGTTCGCGAAAGAGGGTATATATTGTTACAACTTCTGCTTGAATACGTCGCCGTTTGAGTACCAGCCATCAGGGGCGATTAATATGAGTAAGTTCAAAAATATCGAGTTGGAATTCAGCACATATGTCCCACAGGTCGATTTCCAAGGTTCAAATTTCAGTGTAGTGTGTGACACGGACGGAGCACCAATTTCGGTGAGTTCGAAACAGGCGTGGCAGTTGTTTCAATACAATTATAACATGACGTTATTTGAAGAGAGATATAACGTTCTTTCTTTCATAAGTGGGAATTGTGGGATGATGTGGGCTAGGTAATACTGGACTGCATGCAACCATCCCGCTATTTTCTTTGAATCGTCCGCTATATACTCATGAGAAGTAGGTCATTTCAATATTCCTACGAGCTCCTTCATTTTCCGTCATTCCATTCCGGAAAATCCGGTCATCACCTACGCTATTCGCTCCGGTGATTCTTTCATTGGTGGCGAAGTCTTCAGTGACCCCCCCTTCTGCTTCCTACTTTTGGGTAGGCGCAGTCGCTCTCCTGAATATAAAAAGGTGTATTTTATATAGTCATAAAATGAATTGTATTTTTTGTTGCGTGTTCAACCAACCCATCTGTTTAGATTTATTCAAACTTTTATTAGAAAGTGTGTTTATTTACGGAAACTTGGGAGATGACACTGAGATTTTGGTATATACATCCACTTCCTTCATGAATGCAATCAAAGGCCTTTCATTGTTCAATCAAACAAAAGTGAAATTCGAAATAAACGATACATATGATACTATAGACAAGGCTTGTAAATCGCGTTTAGACATATTCCAATTAGAGTCTACAAATAAATATGATAAAATACTCTATTTAGATATTGATATTTTGGTCAAAGACGACGTTCATAAGGTGTTCGACGTTTGTAAGGAAGATATTTTGTATGTGTTAGAAGAAGGAGAAATACACTCCGATACAGACTATTGGGGGAAAACATTGTTCGGGAAAGAAATAAACAATTACGAGAACAAGAATGCATTTACGAGTGGTATGATGCTATTCAATAACTGCGAAAAAATGCGTTTCTTGTTCCAGAAAATCAAAGAAGATATTCGAACGAGACCTTATAATTTCACATGTTATGACCAACCATACATAGTGTACAATGCTTTCAAATACAACCTGTATGACAATCAAGTGCTTAAATCGCTCGTGGTGAACAATGACCATAATATCCATAGCGATAAAGTAATTCATCATTTTCCAGGTGGTCCCGGCATATTTCAACATAAAATATATACAATGAAAGTTTTTTTGCACAAGTTGAAAGAGTCGTCGGGGCGAACAGCGGAGGCAATGACCGGATTTTCTGGAATGGAACGGAAAAAAATAGATGGTTTATACAATAATTTTCCTTCGTTACACTTCGTTGCACTTCGGAGAATCCGGCCATCAGTAAGAAAACCAAGGTTTCCCCTGCTGATGACCGGATTCTCCTGAGTGCAACGAAGTGTAACGCAATATGTTTGAATTTTATAAAAAACACTGAAAACATTGACCCTTATTCGATTCAGGGTTTTGCTAAATTTTCAAATATTGTTTATATTGTACAATATTTGAAACCTACTATGGTCTCGTTTATATAAATAGTATTGTAAAATGAGGTGAACGTTTACCGACGGAACCGTCGGTTGGAACGAATAAGGGTTAAAAAGTCAAAGAACACACAAAGGATGGGGTCGTATCCTACTTTTCGGGTCGGCTATCCCGACCCGAAAGTAAGAAGCAAAAGGGGGTTTCCCTACTCCTGCGATTATTTCACTCTGGTCATTTTCTTTGAATATACTATATATACCTACTTGTCTTTCATTTGGAAATGTGTTGGAGTGCAGAAGTTTCATTGGAAACATTCGCGTTTTCTCTCGGTGTTTTCATTTTTGCCTATTTGTTCGGTTTCGAACCAAAATTACTATTTCTGTATTTTTGGTTTTTCCTGATGCAACTAATCGAATTCTTTCTTTGGAGAAATATAGACGACGCCTATTGGAATCGGTTCTTTTCTTTGATGGCATTTTCTCTATTGGCTATTCACCCATTCACACTGACATTGATAGTATCGAATCCAGTGATTCGCGTGTGGTTCTTGGGGCTATATGTTATATATGTGAGTTTACTGTTATATGTGCACATTAGTGGAAGAGATAAAATAGATTATTCGGTCAGTGTTGCAAAGAACGGACATCTTACGTGGAAATGGGTGATGGATTATGAAAAAGTATACTATATCTATCTCTTTTTCTTTGTGGTTTTGATACTTGAGAAGGAATGTATCGCATTTATTATAATATTCATAACCCATTTTTATAGTTTTACAAACTACTATCAATACAATACGTTTAGTTCAATGTGGTGTTGGAGTGCGAATGTGATAGGTTTACTGATACTCATACGAGTAGTATATATGAATCATAAGTTATAATATACACCCATACATAAAAATACACACACACACAAATACGCACCACCCCATAAATCTGTCTGTATATATGTGTATATGTGTATATGTGTATATGTGTATATGTGTATATGTGTATATCTGCATGTACGTGTGTCATTTGCATTTTCTTACACTCCGTTCCAGAAAATGAATGAAAATGCATAAAGATTGGTTTCAAAGTAAAAATACATATCGACTTCTTTGAAAGAAGATGAACGAAGAGAACAATGTACTGACAATAAAAACGGTTCAAATACAGCCTATACGTAATGTCTTCACTGCAATAAAAGACATTTTGGCAGACAGTACTATTACATTTACCAAAGAAGGCATGAAAATCATCAACTTCGATAAAACACACACTATATTAGTAAATGTCTTTCTGGAAGCCAATAAGTTCGAATACTACGTTTGCAAACCCGAGAAAATAGTGATATGTGCAAATACACTCCATCTGTTCCGCGTGATAAGCACGATTTCGAACGACGACACACTGACCATATATATAGAAAACTCCGACTACCACGAAGGAGTCGTCAGTAATTTGGGATTCCAATATGAAAATGGGACAATCAGACAATGTTACAGTCAAAAACTGCGCCTCATCGAACCCGACCTGGAAGAGTTGGTGATCCCGCACGTTGTCTATACAACCGTTATCAATCTCCCGAGCACCGACTTCCAGAAAATTATACGGGATTTGAATTGCATAAGTGACCGCATCGAGATATGCAGTATTGGGAAAGATTTGATATTTACCGCCGAAGGCCCATTTGCGAGCTTGAAGATATACCGTTCTGCCCATGATGAACATATGGAATTTATCAAAAACCCCAGCGATGCGTCCACTGTAATACAGGGTATGTTCAGTCTGAAATCGCTGTCTCAGTTCATCAAATGCACGCCTCTTTGTAGTATGATAGAGTTAAATATAGACAATAATCTGCCGTTGATAGTGTCTTACGAGGTGGCGACCTTGGGGATTATACGATTAGTATTGGCGAATCTCCCGCCGATGTAGTAGGGAAACCAAGGTTTCCCCCATTGGGGGCGTAGCCCCCAGTGAAACCCCCTTTTGCTTCTTACTTTTGGTTCGGCTATGCCGAACCGAAAAGTAGGATACGACCCCATCCTTTCTCTGATTTTTAACCCTTATTCGTTCCAACCGATGGAACCGTCGGTAAACATTCACTTCATTTTACAATATTATTTATATAAACGAAACCATAGTAGGTTTCAAATATTGTATATTATAAGCAATATTTGAAATTTTTAGTAAAACCCCTGAAATCCGCGGGTTAAACGGGTTTTTCTTTGTTGATAGGGGACAATACAAACCCAGTCTTGACATTATTTTTATCAAACTTATCCCGCAATATACCTACCAACACTAAATCTTTATTTCTTCCTTTGCCAATTTCTTCATAAACCTCTCTGGTTGTAAGATTAATTTTATAAGGTTTGCCTTTTATAGTCACCTTATTGAGTTCCATCCGAACCACTTCCACATTCTGCTCCATTCTTTCTCCTATATCTTGTTGTACAGTAGGGAAAGAGCCGAAGCTGTTGGTTTTCACTTCACCATATTTATAACAAGTCAACCCTTCGCTCGCATGTGACTTGTCATACAATTTACAATCAATCGCGGTTTCTTTGACTGCTTTCAGAATCTGTGAATTGATACGATTTTTTATAGTGGATATTTCCAATAGCGACTCATCAGTGGTCAACTTCACGCTTTCATTCATCCGACTCCCCTCCTTTTGCGAAAGAGTGATATTTTCTTTGATAATATCTATCTGTGATTTCTTCAACCCCGTAGTGGCCATTTCATCTTCAATAGTAGGTTCACTATTGAACACGGCGACGTACATATATACCTTCACTGTGCGCAACTCTTCCGGCAAAGAAGCATGTGAACATATTCTGCTTGCCCGACCGATGATTTGTTCCACACGCGTCAAGTTCCAATAAGGTTCTATTATATGAACAAACCGCGTGTTCCTCAAGTTGATACCTTCACTCCCACTCGCGGTAATCATAAATAGGCGTATGACTTCACCATACATATTGTCGGTATAGCCCACTCCTCTCAGAATGGTGGAGATGGAGGAGGGAACCAAATCCCAGTCTCCATTGTAAATATTTCGGATGACTTCCTTCTCCTCCGCGGTTTCTGTTCCAGTGTAAAGAACGAATCGTTTGAAAGAGGACGTATTTGAGAATGTTTTTCCAAGGATGGAATCGGTCACTATTTCCCATATTCCAGTGGTGGATTTGCGAATCTTGAACTCTTCATACCCGTTTTGAACAAGTGCTAGACGTAAAATACCTATACCCTCTATTGTTCGGAAATTACTATATAACAAATGACATCCTTTTGTCTCTACTGGGTCGGCCGTAATCTCGCCTGTGTCCGCCCCGTTTCCAAATATATGCAAAAATTCGGCGAACTTGGGGCTGTACTGGGCGAGGTTCTCTTCGCTTAAGAACTCGGGGGTGTTGATTTCTTTCATCGCTTTCTTGATTCTAATTAAATAGTTGGTTTTGGTTTGCTTGTCCATCCCCGCGAGTTCTTCTTCGTCTTCCATACCAGTCTCTAAAACACCCTCTGCCATCTCTGCCACTCCCTCTGCCCCCTCTTCCGCGCCTTCTTCCGCGCCTTCTTCCACCCCACCTTCCGCTTGTTGTCCGGGTTGTGTGTCATCCCCCGACTTGCCAGTAGGCATGGGTCGTCCAGGGGGGTCTGGAAAGGCAAAGTTACAAACCGCCCGTGAATAAATTCTATATGTATTATTTTCAACGAACACCCCCTTATTATTATTCAGCGCCTTTTGCTTCTTTGCATTCTTTTCCATTTCTATTTCACCTTCACGAACAACAATATAATTATTGAATTGATGGTCACTCATTTTACAATATACCATATGAAACACACTTGGTTCGGTGGTCTGTTTGCCGTCTCTTTCAACATTACGCACAGAAGGAATGAATCGAGGAAGAAGTCTTTCTTGGGAACTACGGAAATAGGACGTTAATCCTAGAATACGTCTTTTAAAAGCATCCATATTTATGGTTTTAGTATCGGCCATATCTACAAAATTAGTAAAGAAGTCGTCTTCATTGTCAGGCAAGCATCTATTGTTTACAACCGTCACTCCATTCGCGGAAACATACAATCCATTTGCTGAAAGAATCGCCAATATCCTTCTTTGAAATTCGTTGTCTGATATGTTCCCCTGTCCATCGTAGCCGGGCTCGTTGGGGTCATCGTAATATACACCATTATAGTCCTCCTCCACGCCCCCACCAACGACGGTGTCAGATGGGAGAACTGACGGGGGCGGGGGTGGCACAATAGTCTTTTTACGCGTGCCATTTTTCTTAGTGGCGGTGGCGGTGGCAGTGGCAGTGGCAGTGGTAGTGGTAGTTTTTACATCACCTACGACCGCTGGTTTGACCTTCTTTGTAGTGGTTGACGGCGTTGCCAGAGAGTTTACAAATCCAAACGGGTTGCGCGTAACAATCAACTTATTTCCACTATACTCCATATAATCGAATGTCCTGAATCGTTTTTTTTCGAACATCTCCATTATAGTTTGTGTGGTCACTCTCTCTCCTTTGAACCCTTCCCCCACGGTGATTTGGAAAGTCCATGTTTTTATATACCCTCTCAAAATGTTATATAGTACTGCTATTTCATTGGGGTAGTTGATAATCGGCGTTCCTGAGAGTAGGACAACACGGGCATTTGTAGCACTCATTAAATACTTGTATAGAGCCACGCTTATCGATTTGGGAGGGGTTGTTTGTTCCTCCACATCTTGTTTCTTTCCCGCCTTTTTCAAAGAATTAACAATCCTTGAAACGAAATTATGGGCCTCGTCTACAATGACAACCGAATTGTCAAACGGATTTATACTATAGGATTCCGTCATTGCCTCCAGTTTGCCGTAGTTCATACCATTATAGTTGACATCTATGTATTTCGCACGTATCATCTTGTTGATTTGTGCATCGATTTGCTTCTGCTGTTCTGTGCTGAGGAGTTCAAAGTTGGATTTCTTCTTTACGTTCACCAGCCACGCACCCCTGTTTTGGGTTATATACTCCTCTGGAAGTGAGAGGGCACTGGAGAGGAGGGTCAAATACTCGAGTTGTCCTTCAACACTGACAAACTCCCAGTACTGTTTTTTCTTGTAGAGATCATCCCCACACTTCTTTAATTCACTAAAATAGTTCATTTTCAAAGAAGCGGGGGTTAGGATGTAGATTCGTTTGTCTGGTATTTTCATCCCTTCAGCGATGGCGATAGAAGTGCATGTTTTACCGGAACCTAAACCGTGATATAGGAGTAGTCCGCGATAGGGGGTATGTAAATTCAAATAGTCTCTCACGATTCTTTGATGAACGAAGAGCTCGCGTGTTTCGCTTCGTGAGTCACAAGAAACGCTTTCTTTCTCAGCATCTTCGATATCTTTCTTGTATTTTTTGAATATGTCGTCAAAGTTCTTTAAAAACAGTTTCCGATTGTTTAAATAGAATCGCGATGTTTTGAGAATGACCGTCTTTTGTTTCTTAGAGGGGGGGAGTCTTTCCACCATTTCGTTCTGTAGATTGACTATTGGACGGGTAGAAGTGTCGATGACTATTCTCTTCCTTGGCTTTTTAGTGGTGGGTTTCGGTGGGGGTATTTCAGTGGGTTTATTTTCCTCCTCTTCTTCTGGTATTACTGGTAAAGGGGGATTGTTGTCGATGACTATTTTCTTCTTTCTCTTTTTCGCGGGAGTTTTACTGTTATCTTTTGGTGGAGGGGGGGGCGGTTTCACTTGGTCGGGCGTGTATGTGGGTTCTTCTTCGGTGGATGGCGGGGGATGTTCTGGCTCTTCTCCTTCAGTTGGTGGAGGTGGTACTTTGGGTTCTGTCTCTTCTCCTTCAGTTGGTGGTGGTGGTGGTGGTTTTACCCGATTCAAGTTGTTGACTGGCTCAATAGGTTCATATTGGATATTCTCATCCAACTCGTCTACAGGAGAAGGTTCTATAGTAACATTGTCAGTTGGATAAGTAACCAAACCAGATTGAAGTTTGTTTCTTAATATTTTTTCTAAAAGAACCAGTCGTTGTTGTTCTGACCCGTTGGTTTGTTTGTTTACTAGAGTAGTGGTTGTCAGTTTCGCACCATTCATTTGCTCCGTACTCGGGTTTTTTCGAATCTTGAACCGTTCAATACCTTTACTTCTTATTTCCATTATAAAATAATTATCTACTTACATTATTGTATGAAAAAAATATGCACAATACAATACACCACGCCAAGTGCAATATCAAATACGAAACCATACCAAGCACATCATGGCAAAATACATCACCACATAATATCATCGCAAAATACATCACCACATAATACATCACCACATAATATCATCGCAAAATACATCACCACATAATATCATCGCAAAATACATCACCACATAATATCATATATGACAAATGCAGTGCCACATACATAATATTACATATAACAAGACAACCTACACAGTTGTATACATACGATATTCACACGAACTCCTTCGTTCTCCTTCGTTACAATCCGAGTAGGGAAACCAAGGTTTCCCCTACGACCCCATCCTTTGTCAAAACCACAGATAAAGGATGGGGTCGTAGGGGAAACCTTGGTTTCCCTACTCCTACCCCCTGCACCTTTTATTTATTCTTTGAAACTTCCGAAATCAGCCAAGTTAGCAACCGCGATTTCACACGCCATCTGTTCCGCCTTCTTCTTAATTCTATGTTTCCCTTCTCCAAGCATGATGAAGAGCTTCCCGTTGGTTGTCATTTCTTCGTGGATTTCACGAAAGGAGCTATAGTTATAAATCGGCGTGGAATCTGTACATTTCAAGGAATGCACTGTTTGTCCTAAACACAAAAACACGCCCATGTTATAACCCGTTTCGTTATTATATTGCGATATTTCCATATATTCCGGTGTGACCTTGAACTCCTTCTGGATTTTGACCTGTAAAATGTTTTTGTAGTTATCGTCATTCATAATCAACTCCATCCAATTCACATGTTTCTCAAAAACCGACTCGATAAATATCTGAGCCATCTGGAATCCCGGTCCAGTTGAAAACACATTGCTGAACCACCCCTCCTCGTCCTTTATTTCTATCTTATTGAAATCCAAGAAAATGGAGGCGATAAATGCTTCGAACAAACACCCGAGTTTTTTCAGGTTCACTCTGGTCTGTTTTTCTTCCGCATGTTTCGAAAGAACAAACCATCTATGCAGTCCCATCTCATAGGCAATGCGCCCTATAGATTCATTTTTAACCAGTGCTATTTTTTTCTCGGTCATAAACCCCTCCTGTTCTTTAGGAAAACGTTTGTACAAGTAATATTTTGTGACACATTCTAATACCCCGTCCCCGATAAACTCGAGTCTTTCATTCGATTTAGTGAAAAGGGGGAGGCAAGTATCAGGTTTAGGAGAAATAATGATGGTATTTGCTTCGTTTTCAAAAGAGGGGTGTTTCGTGTATGACCGATGTATAAATGCGCGTTTGTAGAGTTGATAATTGTGAATGGGTGTATTTATCCCATAGGTAGATAGAATCGCTTCAATCTCCGGTTTCGTGATGAGCGTATTTATCGGGTTGTATGGGTCAAATACCAATACTTCCGTTCCATTGATGGTTTTTTCGATACGTATATCATCTTGGTCGATTTCTTTGAACATGTTTTAGTGTCAATGCACACAAATTACAATTAATAAAACAATTAAGAGTAAGAAGTGTTGTGATATGTGATGAAATATCTATATTACAAAATACGGAAAATATAATTATATAACTCCGAATAAGTGATTATATTTGTACACTCTATTTAGTTGTATATAGTTTTGTTCTATTATTTGTATTCAATTTTACGTTATCTTTATACTTCATTCCAACCCTTGTAAATATTCATTTTCCGTCATTCCATTCCGGAAAATCCGGTCATCCCCTACGCTATTCGCTCCGGCGATTCTTTCATTTTCCGTCATTCCAACCACTTTTATTTAATCATATATGTAATATATAGAGTATTAAAAAATGGTTTTAATGAATGCAACAAAAAAGGTCAGACACACCTCAAGTATTATCAACCAAAACAGCGGAGGGGGTCCTTCAAAGGCAGGGCTTATACCAAGTATTGGTTTGTCTTCATGGGACGTTATTGCTCGTAACAATCGTGGATTGCCTCTTCCTTTGAGCAACATGCAGAAGAATCGCTCATCCAAACCGGCCAATGAGAATCTTCCTCTTGGACTTAGATACATGAAAATGAGATAGACGCCTTCATTATCCTTCGTTGCACTCAGGAGAATCCGGTCATCACCTTCTCTATTCGCTCCGGTGATTCTTTCATATAAAATATACAAATAATACTTGCGTTTTGGTAAGTGCAATTATTTACAATGTTTCTTTGAAACACATATTTCAAAGAAACATATAATAAACAGATTATTATAATAAGCAGACTATTATAATAAGCAAAAAATCGAATAATGTATAGTATGTTGAAAATCGATTATATATTATTATTTATGATATTTTGTTATTTAACCCCAATAATATTAGTATATTCACGCTACAATTCGAATGGAAGCGTTTCTAATATAATATGTAATGATGAATGTAAAAATACTATTTTGTTTTTTATGTTATTAATGGGGGGTGGAACCCTTTTATATGAAAACGAACGAAATGATACAATTTCTACGATTTTAATATTTTTATTGCTCCTTGGAATATACGGTCTTATTTCTATAAATGAAACCAATAAAATTCACTATATTTTTACTTCCTTGGTATTTATTACTATCATATGTTTTATGATTAGACATTTAACTATAGTTGGAACTAATGAATTCACTGGGGAAAACCTTGAATCCCATACTCAGGCGATTCTTTCATTTTCCGTCATTCCATTCCGGAAAATTTGGTCATTGCCTCCGCTATTCGTCCCGTTGATTCTTTCATTTTTATTAGAACTAATGGGTCTGATTTATATAATTATCAACATACACGGAAATATATTTTTTGCTGAAATATTTTATATATTGAATTTTGCATTTTTTTACTTGTACCTGCATTTTTTATCATTCCATTCTCCTGAGTAGGGTAGGGAAACCAAGGTTTCCCCTACGACCCCATCCTTTATCTTTTTTTAACAAAGGATGGGGTCGTAGGGGAAACCTTGGTTTCCCTACTCCTACTGTAGAGTCAAAAATATTCGTTAAATATATACTCTTATTCAGATGAAATTTAGTATTTCTTCCCTTTGTCTCCCTTCAAAAATATATTTAGGATTAGCAATACTATCAATTGTTGTTTCTTTGATAATCTCCACTGAAACTGTCCTAGCTTCTTTCATCCACTTTGTATTCGCGGTATTTTGGACATGGATTCTAAACCTCATTTGTAAGAGTGGATTCACGGTTGTTTCCTGGGTGCTGGTTTTATTCCCCATCTTCGTATACGGTGCATTGATGTTCTATATACTATTCCTGATTGGTAAAATCAATCGAGCTGAACAAAGAGAAGCCAAACAGGGTGAAATACATACTATCGCTGTCATGTAAAATATCACATCTATTGTTATCAAAATTTAAATCCATTTATGATGGCATCAGAGGTAATGCTATGTAAATTCAATATAAATATTTAACCCTTATTCGTTCCAACCGACGGATCCGTCGGTAAACATTAACCCTTATTCGTTCCAACCGACGGATCCGTCGGTAAACAATCTGACCATTTTACCATAATATTCACAATAATGATACCATAATTGGTTTCAAATGTTGTATAATATATACAATATTTGAAAAATTAGTAAAAACCCTGAATCGAATAAGGGTTAACTTCAATTTACAATACTATTTATATAAACGAGACCATAGTAGGTTTCAAATATTGTATAATATATGCAATATTTGAAAAATTTAGTAAAACCCTTGAATCGAATAAGGGTTAAGATACTCATGGTTCTAAGAAGAACCGGTTGATTCAACCACTTCCCTATCACTAAAGTCCATATTATTCACCCCAATCAGATTTCCTTCTTCGTCGATTGTCTGGGTCAACTTGTTTCCAGAAACAGAAGCCAGTTTAATATTCTCTTCAATCGCCTTCTTCTTCGACTCCTTCACTCTTTCATTAAACTCCTTCTTTGCGAGTTCTTCGTTTTTATGCTTCTCTTCAAAGAGCTTGTTAAGAGTAGGTTCAAGATACTCGGTTTTACCCGCTTTGTACGCAGGCATATCAATCGGCATCCATACCCCCATCGGCCCAACGAAGATATCAAAATCTGGGTCTTCCTCTCGCAAAGATTTAGCGAAATTTTCCGCCTCCTCTTGTGTTGAAAACGCCCCCCTCGCCTTGAACCCGCGAACACTCGTTTGAAACTGGTTTGTCCGGTTGAATTCTGCATTGAGCGTCTCTTCGTTTTTGTCTAGAAAGTTTTTCCAGTCGTCCTCAATAGCGGAAGCCTTCTTAATATTCTCCTCTTCTTCTTTGACAAAGTCGTTAAAGTCTGCAATCACCTTCTCCACGTTCAAGTTATACTTGAACGACAAGAAATTGTTGAATTCATTGAACTTTTCCATAGATTTAGACATATCCCAGTTTTTCACGAATCTTTCAAATAGGAACAATTCGCGTTTCTTTAAAATGTGCTCCGGGCAAATGAATGAAAAACATCCGTATTTTTGTCCAGGGATAGGCTTGTCTTCAGTCATCAAATCCACGTATTTAGGATTTTTCTTGCCATTTTTCAGAAACGGTTTTTCTAGTGTGGAGGAAGAACTCATGATATAAAATCTATATATTAGGTTTCTTTAACCTTTTACGAGTCCATTTTCCTTCGTTGCACTCCGGAAAATTCGGTCATCTTAAAAGGATTCCTTAATACTCATGTTTGACCGAACTACAATATTCCTACGAGCCCCCCCTCCCCAGTAACCCTCACTTTTGTTGTTTACTTTTGGGTAGGACTGGTCGCTCTCCTGAATATAAAAGGAATCCTGCGTAGTAGCCTTCGACCACTCCTCATGAATTTTCAATTCTCTTTCGTGGCAGTCTTGATAATGAATGGTTTTGTACAAATATCTTTAGGAAAAAAATTTAAATTATAATTTAATTGTATATAATATAAGCAATGAGTGGTCTAATACTCGATTTCAACGAACTACTAAAAAGGGCGATTAAATATTTGGTTCTTGGTTTGGTTATTGCGATAGTTGCTTACTCCATTCCTAAGCAAAGACTGAAGGTAGAGGAAATAGTCGTAGTGGGTCTTTCTGCAGCTGCTACGTTTGCTATTCTAGACATCTTTGCGCCTTCAATCGGACAGGCGGCAAGAACGGGTGCTGGTTACGGTATCGGTTTAGGTGTCACGGGTGGGTTGCCATTCCGACCGGTTTAAAACCGTTTTTGTCTCAACCGATGGACACACATGCACACATTTCGTTGATTGTTATATATCACCCCACCATGATTGGTTTCAAATATTTATATAATATACAAATATTTGTTGCTTGTAGACAAAATAACACATTTTCCTACCGAATTTCTTATATATGCGTCGCTACGTCAACAATTTGCAATAAAATTGAACGTATTTTTTTGCAATTGGATGTATTCAATCAAACTACAATATTCCTACGTTCTCATTGCAGTCGCTCTACTAGTTTTTCAATGTTCAGATATCCTATCAAAGTATTGACCCGTGCCGAAAAGCCAACAGAAATGAAACAACAGAATGATAAAATGTATGAAGAGTGTATTCAAAGAACCCGGATTTATATAAAAAAGATACAGTCTGTAACAGAAACTTCTATAAAACCCAGCAACAGGTAACATACACACATATACATATAACAAACACACACATATACAATGAAGTCAAAACACAAAACACGTACATACAATAAACACAAACACCCCCAATAAAAGGCAGTATATTGCAAAAAAACAAAATAAAAACCTTTTTTTTATTGCACATTTATTCGATTCATAAAATAATCGCCGGAGTAGGATACGACCACATCCTTTATCTGTTTTTTAACCCTTTAACGATTTAACCTTTATATATACAGGTTAACCCTTTAACGATTTAACCCGCGGATTTCAGGGTTAATGTTTTTACAATTGTTATATACTGATATAAGATACTGGACTAGATACGGTGTCAAATATTTTAAAAAGTGCAATATATTTGAGTTTTGTAAAAATATCGAAAACGTTAAAGGGTTAAATACTTTGATGAATTTACGTATCATCACATATCAAGACACTGTAAATAGATTTAAATATTTTATAAAATGAAAGAATCACCTGAGCGAATAGCGTAGATGAACACCGGACTCTCCGGAGTGCAACGAAGAGAATGTAATGTATTTGAATTTTGTAAAAACACTGAAAAAGTCAAAGGTTCAAAAAAGGATGGGGTCGTATCCTACTTTTCTGGTCGGCTATGCCGACCCAAAAGTAAGAAGCAAAAGGGGGGTTCACTGGGGCTATACCCCCCAATGGGGGAAACCTTGGTTTCCCTACAGATAACTAAATTTTCCTTCATTCCATTCATGAAAATATCTTTTTACACAATACCAATCATTATGTGTTATATACGATACTTGACCATAAATATGTTCGGTTAGAGCGAATAATGATTGACAGTAAAAGGGATAAAGAGACAAAGAGTAAATGACATATCACATTTATGATATATTTAACTTATCATGCAAAGCATCCTGACGTTCAAGATGGTACTGGTGCGCAATACCAAAGAGTTATAGGAATAATTTGTATTGCTTTACGATATAATTTAAATTATGTTCACACAAAAATTCAAACCATAGAAACGTGCAATGGGTTTGAAGTTGACGAAAAATACATAAATTATACAGAAGAATATTTTCAGTTTTCTAAATATTTTCAAAATGTTGAATCAATAAAATACGATGAAATTTATGAAATATTTGACCCATCAATATATGAAATATTGTGTAAAAATACACAAGATAAGAATATATTGATACAGATGTGCATGCCTTATACAATATGTGACAGGCAACCATCAATATACAGTAATAATATGGTTCTTTTACGACAAATATCATTAAGAAACGGGTGTTTTCCTTCTTTAAAAAAAGAAACAACAAAAAAAGAAATCGCAATCCATATAAGAAGAGGTGATGTGGATGATATTAATAATAACGGCAGATATATACCAATACATACGTATATTAAAATAATTGAAACACTCAAAAGTAGGTGCAAAAATAGCAATATAACTATATATACAGAGTTTAACAATATTAAAAATAAAAATGAGTTCGATGTTTTTAAAAATAATGAAAATATAACTATTAAAGCAGATATTGACCCTATACAAAGTATCTATGAAATGAGTGTTGCAGATATATTGGTGATTGGAAAAAGTTCATTCTCATATATTGCCGGGTTGTACAATAAAAATACTGTTTTTTATTTTAATTTTTGGCATTCACCATTAGATAATTGGATTAATGTAAATCAATTGCTATAGTTTCAATTATTATGAAAGAATCGCCGGAGCAAATACCGCAAGCCATGACTAAATTTTTCGAAATGAAATGAAAGAATCGCCGGAGCGAATAGCGCAGGTGATGACCGGATTCTTCTGGGTGCAACGAAGGAGAATGAAGAAATACTCAAAATACATTATTTGACGGTTTAACCTGCAGATATACAGGTCAACCCGTCAAAAGGTTAACCCTTATTCGATTCAGGGTTTTTACTAATTTTTCAAATATTGTATATATTATACAATATTTGAAACCAAGCATGGTATCATTATTGTGAATATTATGGTAAAATGACCAGATTGTTTACCGCCGGATCCGTCGGTTGGAACGAATAAGGGTTAAATTCCGTTTTTTGACAAACTTTCAAATATTGTGCATATTGTATAATATTTGAATCCAAATATGTTGTCATTTTGGTAGATATTTACCGACGGTTCCGTCATTTGGAACGAACAAGAGTCAAATATTCAAGGATATAAAGCCTTCTATTCTCCCCCCCCCTTTAGATGAAATGGCGCTCAAAGAAGGGTATCACATAGAATTATTATTTTTCTATTTTTACAATATAAACCACCCCATTTATGGGGATATTCAACTGTCTAAAGATATTATATATCTATTAACAACGTATATTTCGAAATACCGAATGACCGAAACGAACGATTCTCAAACAATGAAAGATATAACTTGCGAGATATGTGACGAATGCAAAGAAATATCAAATGATATAATCACATCCACCCACCCGCCCACCGAAGACCTTCCTGCCCAAATTTCAAAGAAAACTGCCAAGAAATCGAAGCCTCCTAAATCCATCTATTTTAACCATGCAGAGTATTTTACCACCATCAAAAACCAAATCCACGAATACAAACTCACCGAACTGCGCGACATTGTAAAATACAGAAAAATCAAAGGGGCAAAGACGAAACAAGAATGTGTCGACAAAATCGACGAATATTTCGTGAAATTTGTTAATGCCATAAAAATACAGCGCATCTATCGCGGGTTTCTTGTCCGCCAATTCTTTAAAGTAAGAGGTGGAATGACGGAAAATGACCATAGTATAGTTCAAAGATGCGTCAATGAAACGGACTTCTACACGTTGGAACCGCTGGTAGAAATTAAACTAGAAAACCTGTTTATAGTAGAAGAGGTGTCGGTTTCAAAGAAAGAAGCGCCCTCTAGCGTCACGACAGAGGTAGAAAGTACCGTTCATTTTTACTACGGGTTCAATATAAACTCTTTAATAACACTGTATAGAAAGAACGGGTATATACAGAACCCATACAACCGTAAAGACTTTACGTTAGAGACCATACATAATATCTTCACACATTACCCAATTATGTGCATCCTATTCAAAGAAAGTATCGCCGACGACAACCTAATCGACAATATAGTCCCATTCAGGGTTCCAAACAAGTTGCAAATAAATACACTATTTACAAACAACAGCACCACAACAACCACCTCCCCGTCTCCCAATCGAACCGCGGAGCATACGCAACCGGCTCTTCAAAGAAGACGCCCCGCATCGCGTTCATCGCGCAACCGTAATACAATGACAGGTCATGAAACGAGCAGTGGAAATACCGGCGAAGCAGTGAGCAATAGTTATGTTTCTATGTTCAATAATATCGTTTCTTTCAATACTACATTACAAGAGTTGGATACCGTCCGAACTTCCGTCAACATATTCAAACAACAATCATTGAGTGTTCGTATAAACGAGTTGTTCATGTATGTTGACCAACTGGGTAATTACACGGACTCGACGTGGTTTTCGGGATTGAACAAGCGGAAATACTGTATATTTTATTCGCAACTGAGAGAACTATGGACGTTTCGTGCACAGATACCCGTGTATGTAAAAAACAATATATGCCCTTTAGGCGACCCATTCTTGAACTCGTCCCCCACTTTTCGGAAACCATATGACCAAACAACAGAGGAAGAAATGTGCGAAGGGTGTTTGGATGTGATGGAGAATATAATAATGACATCCTTGGATGTGGAATATAGAAAAATTGGGTGTTTGCATGTGTTGACGGCACTGGCGTATGTTTCTCCAGAGTCGCGTGTTCAGTATGGGTTTTTAATAGAGTAGGGAGTAGGGAAACCAAGGTTTCCCCCATTGGGGGCGTAGCCCCCAGTGAAACCCCCTTTTGCTTCTTACTTTTGGTTCGGCTATGCCGAACCGAAAAGTAGGATACGACCCCATCCTTTATCTTTTTTAACACTTATTCGTTCCTACCGACGGTTCCGTCAGTTGGAACGAATAAAGATTAAACACTATGACATAAAATACTCATACAATATGATTGAAAATTTCGTAAAATCCATAAATATAGACAAAAATTATGAGTACATTATCTTTGATATTGGCTCTCGTGACTGTCAACAAAGCATAGAATTCTACAACACTTTTCCAAATGCAAAGATTTACGCATTTGAATGTAATCCAAATACATTAAACATATGTAAAGAAAATATCCGTCCATACAACGATAGAATAACACTGATAGAAGGTGCGGTATGTGATTACAACGGTACCATAAAATTCTACCCTATCGATAAAAATAAAACGGTAACTACATGGGCGGACGGCAATCCTGGAGCATCATCCATATTTCAAAGCAATGGGAATTACCCTGCTGAAAAGTATGTTCAATACGAAATTTCAACAAACTGTCATCGACTGGACAGCGTTATGTCCAATATGCGTATCCCAAGAGTTGATATAATATGGATGGATTTACAAGGTGCAGAATTATTGGCATTAAAAGGACTGGGCAACCACTTACAGCGCGTGAAATACATTTACACTGAAGTTATACATATAGAGATGTATACAGGACAGGTTTTGTTTAATGAACTGAATCGATTCATCTTATCGAATGGGTTTGGTATAAAAAACAACTTGTCCATGTCAGGATGGCATGAAGATGTTATATATGAAAGAATCGCCGGAGCGAATAACGAGGGCGACGATTCGATGGGTAAGTTCGATATAGTAATACCAGTTGGTCCATACGACAAGGATGTTATAGAAACCCAGATAGGATACACAAAGAAAAATATCATTGGATATAGAAATATTTATTTGGTTTCCTACGATGCGAGTATCATTGTGAATGGGTGTATAACAATCGATGAAAAAATATTCCCATTCAACATAGATACCGTCATTCAGTTTCACGGCAAGCTGGACAGAAATGGATGGTATTTGCAACAATTGCTCAAACTCTACGCAGGTAAAGTTATACCGAATATATTAGATAGATATTTGGTGATAGACTCAGACACTTTCTTTCTAAAACCAACTACTTTTATCGAGGATAACACGTGTCTCTACAACTACGGATTTGAATACTGGACCCCTTATTTTATACATATGGGTAAGTTGGACAGTAGATTGACAAAGGTATTGAATGTTTCGGGTATATGTCACCATATGATGTTCGAGACGAAATATGTCAACGAGATTATTGATATGATAGAAAAAAATTACAACGACACTTTTTACAATGTTTTTTTAAGTATGGTCACTGATACAACCGGTAGTGGAGCATCGGAGTATGAAATATATTTCAACTATATGTTGAAATACCATAGTGATAAGATTAAAATACGAGAGTTAAATTGGAGAAATACCAGTGGTCTTATACTTGATGATGATTTTGACTACGTTTCGTCTCATCATCATTTACGAGGGGGGAAGTAGGGAAACCAAGGTTTCCCCCATTGGGGGCGTAGCCCCCAGTGAAACCCCCTTTTGCTTCTTACTTTTGGTTCGGCATAGCCGAACCGAAAAGTAGGATACGACCCCATCCTTTGTTAACCCTTATTCGATTCAGGGTTTTTACTAATTTTTCAAATATTGTATATATTATACAATATTTGAAACCTACTATGGTCTCGTTTATATAAATAGTATTGTAAAACGAAGTGAATGTTTACCGACGGAACCGTCGGTTGGAACGAATAAGGGTTAAAGGGTCAATGACACTCAACGATTGTCCAAAATAATACGAATCCTTCTATATCATCTTTTATTTGAGTATAACGATTCGTGTTGAACACATAATGTGTATAGGCGAACTTGAAAGAAATCGACCGTTCCATAATATACTCCAATAACTTGGCATCACTCAGCAACTTTGTCAACTTGATATGCCGATGAACGATTAGTATATTATGATTACGGCACTGGAAGCGGAACAGTTTCATCAGTCTTTCATATTTACATTGATGCTCAAAGTATTCGTAGTATATTTTTTTCTTGATATCGTCGGGCAAGTTGTCTATCATGTTGTCCAGTTTTATTTTCAATCCCCGTATTACAGAAAGAGCCATATTAATGAAAGAATCGCTGGATTTTCCGGGATGGAATGACGGAAAATGATAAATACAGATTCCGATGCCACACTTAATGACAAATCCAATAGCAGATATTATAGAAATGGTTTAGGAAAATATTGTGTGAGACACTTATCAAAGACAATACGCACAATATACGCGAAATACCTTGTTTTCAAAGAAACCAAAATTTGTTCTTTGATTTTAATAGAAAAGGGATGTATTTTATGAAGGTAGGATATTTGTGAAACATCCATTTCAATTTTTCAATCCGGATTTTCCGGAATGGAATGACGGAAAATGAAGGAGAATGGATAAATGACTCTTTAAGTGGTCTGGGTTATTTAGCAATATCATCATCGTGCGTTAAAGAGTATAAAAAGACTTTGTACTAGATAGTATATTAACATAAAATGGCCAGAATGACATCAAAAGCATCTTCCAACAAGAACGCCACTGCCTCACCTGCCGTAAATGAGCAAGTAGTCGCCCCTGTTGAATTAAAGGCAGAGCCCGAGGTGGTTGCCCCCGCCAAGAAGGCAAAGAAGTCAAAGAAGGAGGCTTCTGAGAAGGTGGAGTCAGTCGCCGAGACGGTTGTCGCCCCCGCCACTGCAGAGAAGGAGGAGTCAGCCCCCGTTTCCGAGAGCGTTGTAGCGGAGCAGGTTGCTTCTTCCGTCCCCGTGGTAGACAGCACCATTGTATCCCTCCTTGCCGAGCTCGCCAGTCTAGACCAACAGGAGGTGCTCATCCAGCAACAGAGGAGAAACAAGCGCCGTCTTTTGGAGAAGGCGATTGTCAAGGTGCTGAAGGCAAACAGCAAGGCTTCCTCAAAGAAGCAGAAGAGATTCGGAAACAGACAGCCATCGGGATTCATCCGTCCTACTCTTATCAGCGACGAGCTGGCGGGTTTCCTTGGAAAGGAGTCGGGTACTGAGATGGCAAGAACCGCAGTGACCAACCTCATTAACAACTACATCAAGACCAACAGCTTGAAGGACTTGAAGAATGGCAGACAGATTAATGCGGATGCCAAGCTTTCCTCTCTACTAAAGTTGGGTAAGGATGATGTTCTTACATACTTTAACTTACAGAAGTACATGAAGCACCACTTCATCCGCAAGCCCGTAGTGGATGCTGTTCAACAGCCGGTGGCATAAATATACAACATGAATACAAATTAAAAAAACAACATATAACAAAGACAAAAAATACAAACCAAAAACAACACCATAAATACAAATCAAAAACAACACCTTTTCAAATATTTTATCTATTCATAAAATATTTGGTATTTCACGAGACAAACAATATATATTCATACTCGGTGTTTGTCATTATTTTGGGTATTTTGGTATTTGGTATTTGGTATTTGTTATTATTTTGGTATTTGGTATTTGTCATTATTTTGGTATTTGGTATTTGTTATTATTTTTGTAGGGTGTGTTGTTTGTGTTTTTTATGTGTAATTACGGCTTTGTAATAATCCCAGTATTTGATGCACAATAGGAGTATTTCCATTAAACGCATTTTCACTCTCTTTCTTGTAAAAGTCATATATATCCAATCCTTTCACACTTAAATAGAGTTGATAAATCACTATCAATACAATGAAAGAAATGATGTTATTTACAGGGTTTATGGGGGTATTTATCAACAAGTAGATAGGTATTACTTTGATACAAAAATTCACAAGAGAATACAAAAACACAATCATCCCGTCTGCTTGTCGGGCAATCAGTATTATCAAAGAGTAAGTGGCAAAGATAAGCGCGACCACTAATGCAATTATAGGATTACAGTTTCGGAGAAATAGTTCAATGTATGGACGCACATCAACGGGGGCGACGTTTCTTAAGTGGTGTTTCTTTATCCCCCAATCAATAATAATATATATAACTCCCCATATGAAAATCCAATAAGAGAGATAATTCACGATATATGAATGTGGATTGTAGGAGTTGTGTGAATTGTGTCTATTATATTCGTCGTAATTAACCATATATTACATACTTGGAAAGAATATATGACTTTATTTCATTGTAGGGAAGTAGGGAAACCAAGGTTTCCCCTACGACCCCATCCTTTGTTAAAAAACATATGAAGGATGGGGTCGTAGGGAAAATATTGGGTTTTTTACTCAGATAAAGGATGGGGTCGTAGGGAAAATATTGGGTTTTTTACTCAGATAAAGGATGGGGTCGTAGGGGAAACCTTGGTTTCCCTACTTCCCTACTTAGTTGACAACCAACTTACTATGCTTGGATAACTTCTGTCACCACTGTAATAATCTACTCTATTATTTTTTATTTTATACAAAGTAGGATAGCCGTCCGCGCTAACAGTAACACCGGTTGTTTGTCTTAATGCTTCTACTCCCGCAGCCGCATTCTCATTAATAATATCCACGTTCACATACGTATGGTCTTGTCTGAAATTATTGACAACCCCTTTCCATGTTGGTTGTATATCGTTGCAAAAACCACACCCATTCATCCAAAATTTACCATACACAACTTTACCACTCACATTTTTCATCCTGTTCTTAAAATATTCTGTTTTTTCTTCTTGACCTTTATTTGCTATACTCGCATTAAATTTTACCCAGTCAACTGATGAGTCATCGTTCATATCCCTTGTTCCCTTGTTCCGCATTCTTCTGGTTCGACCTCTTCTTCCTCCAACCACTATCACTGTCCTTGCGTTTCTTTTTCTTTCTTCCTCACGTAATTTTGCTTGCTTCTTTGTTTGTTTTCTATATCGCATCACTCTCTGCATTGCAATATCCGTCGCTGTTTTACTTTTACCCTTGGTTGATTTTTTTATTGTGGTTCGTCTTTTCTTCTGTCTCGCTTCTTTTATTGCCGGTGGCTCTTCATCTTGCCCGTTATCTTGAATTATTGTTCCCATTTTTCAATTCGGTTTATATATAATAGATATATAAACCGAACAAATGATGAAAAAGTTTAATATAAGATTTCTCGTCATTTTATTTTCCCTAATTATTTTTATATCCGGATTTTTTGTTTTACTAAATGGTGATATTGTGATAAAAGACGTCGGCATCGATGAAATACAATTCTTTGAAAATACCTACAAGGAATCTTTTGACGCAAGTGGAAATACACAAAATACAGAGAACAATAAATGCCCGAACCTATTAATAAAACGCGATGGTAAAATACTACTATATAATAGCAACCAGCCCAAACAGGACGGTGTCAACCCCATCGAATTCAAAGACTTGAATGAATATTCGGACTATTTAGACAAACAGAGTAAAAGCGGTGTAGTATGTCCAGTCCTTTTTCTACAGAAAGAAACTGACGCACAAAACAACGACGTCTACCGTATTCGTCAATCGCCATTTTATATCGAAGGCGGTCTACCTGCTCTTCCACTCGAAGTGCACGACAATCGTATTCCTATAGAAACTCCTGATGCGACCCGTGACAATGGGTACAACTTAGGAACATACCCTGGATTCGACCCGTATAATTTGACTGTTGGTCGGTACTCCGACTTGGATGTGGTTCACGATTCCACCGAAAAACGTCAGGGGGGGTCTTTGAACCCCGCTGATCCGAACTGGTTGGGGGTGGTTGCCACTCAACAAGCCGTCGATGGCGGGGCATTCAAAGAAAATGAAGTGAATAAAGCCATATATAAACGGGTCATGCCTCTTGCATAATTCACATATTTATATTTTTTCCGTCATTCCATTCCGGAAAATCCGGTCATCACCTACGCTATTCACTCCGGTGATTCTTTCATTATCTCCCAATAAAAATAGACGTATATTTTTTACAACATTCGAACCGATTTTACGCTTCTTTCCGTCTTTTTCGGTTTGTATGGAATTCAAACACTCATGGTCTTTCTCCAGTTCTTTGATTAATACACTTATCGAATGTTGGTATTTCACCATTATCGCATTTGCTATAACAGAACTGACAAGAGGTATTTGTGAAAGAAATACTGCACCGATATTATTGGGGGTCAAATTGTCTTTCTTGACTTTTTTTACAAGACTCACATAGTTGTGTTCATTCACTTCCTCTAAGGGGGTTTCTTTGAAAATACATTCTATTTTATCGGAGGTGTGAGGGGGGTCTATTGTTTCATGAGTGGTTGTGTTTTGTGTGTTTTGTGTATTTGTTTCATGTGGGGGTGTGTTTTGTGTATTTGTTTCATGTGGGGGTGTGTTTTGTGTATTTGTTTCATGTGGGGGTGTGTTTTGTGTGTTTTGTGTATTTGTTTCATGTGGGGGTGTGTTTTGTGTGTTTTGTGTGTTTTGTGTGTTTTGTGTATTTATATTTGCTTGTACAGGCACACTCCAATACTTGGGCATCAGTTTCTTTGAGAAATTCCGCACAACTTTATCCGCAAACGAAAGAATATACTCCGCACTTTCCGCCACATTCGCCGTTTTTATAACAGTCATCCCTTTGAAATGATTCAAAGAAGTAATGACAGAATGCACCAACTTCCGTTTGTCAATCGACAGAGTAGAAAGCCCCCCCTCAATTAAGTATATAATATTGTGTGGATGGATGCCACTCGAATGTATCAAACGATGGCTCTGTTCATCATACCTCCCGTCTTTGATACTCGACAGCAAATCCTTCAAAGCTTTTCTTTCAATAATAACCACGTCTTTTCCATCATCAGTAAGGATATGTATATCACCTATGTGAAGAGTGGTTTTAGTGATTTCCATATTTTGCAAACTATACACCTTTGGGGACTGTTCCAGTAGTGACATACATTTATCATATAGACTAGTTTCTCTTTCATCGATGACAACCTTTATTTTTTTGGATTTCATCCTCGATTGCTCAGGTGATTCTGTCATTTCTTTGAAATTACGATATATTTTATATGGTAAATTCGTTTATACATAAAGATTAAATAGTGTCTTTATTTTATATTTAGGTCTAACCCCACCATACCTATAATAAAATGGAAATCATTGATTTAGGAATCGACAATTTAGAGCCAATGACATTCAATATGGCGGAGGAATTGCCCACCACCCGTCCAAAGTCGCCATCTTCGAGTTTCGGTCCAGGTATAGAATTATTGATGAACAACGACAAACGTAAAGGCTCTTCCACCACGAATTTCAATATAGATGATTTGAACACACTTGAAGAAGAACTCAACGACCTTTCCAGTTCGCTCAACGCGAACGCGAACGGGGGCGGGGGCGGGGTCAAGTTCGCCGAACCCCGTCCGAGCGAGGGGGGCGACGACTTCTTCACATCTACCACCAAAAAAATGAGCAACCTAGGAAACTTCTTCGGCTTCAACGACCCCGCCCCTCCCACCTCGGGGTTTTCTGCCAGCGACTCCAACGTAGGCAAAGCCACCGCCTCTTCAATCGGCGAAAAAAACAAAACACACGACGGGTTCGGAAAAATCAACGATATCCCCCCCGACTTCGCCAGTTCGGTTTCTTTGCGAATGACAGAACAGGAAAAACGAAAGAAAAAGCGGTTGATGTTGAAGAAACTGGACGAGTGGTATGAGAAAGGGCTCATTAAAAACTCGTCCCATTTCACGATGGAATCCAACTATAGCGAAATCGAGGACGAGTACGAGGCCTGCCTGGAAGACAAGAAAATGAAAGACAGTATCAAACTCCAGCAGTGGTGGTTCATGACATTCGTCAATTCAATCGAGTATGGTAACTCCGTGTTCGACCCATTCGGGCTCAATCTAGAAGGGTGGGGGGAACAGGTGAGTGAGGATATAGACTCCTATGACGAGATTTTCACCGAACTGCATCATAAATACAAGGGCGGGAAGTTGTCCCCCGAATTATCACTATTGCTCCGTCTGGGATTTTCGGCTGCGGTCGTAAATATCACCAACAAGGCGCTTTCCAGTAGCACACCGGGTTTCAACGATATTATCAAACAGTCCCCCGAACTGATGAAAATGTTCACGAATGCGACTGTACAGAGTTTGAATAATCAGAACCAAGGTATGGCCGCGTCTTTCATGAACAATGTCATGAGCAACACGGGACCCCCGAAGATAAACAACTCATTTGGACCCCCGCCCCCCGCCGTTCAGACGAAGAACCAGCCTCCTCCTCAAAGAAATATGCAATTCACACCGACGCCGTCAAATAGGCCCGATATTTCAGCCAGTCGGGGAGCGATGTTCCGCGAAAAAGGGATAGATATTACAAATAATCAAGAGAACTTCGTCCAACAAGACAGGACTCCTATTTCACAAGCTCCCACATCCCTGTCGACTTCGAATATACAACAACCCCGTCAAGAAATGAAAGGGCCACAAGGTAATATAAATGATTTGCTATCGGGACTGAAGGTGAAAAACCCCGCGACGTCAGGGGTTCCTCCTCCACCGACCCTAACTCCTCCTCAACAGCAGTCACATCCACAAGATTCGTACGATTATACACCGAACCTTCGATTTGAGGATGACGGGGAGTCTATTATCAGCGCGACGTCGATGCGTGAGTTGCAGTCATCGTCGAGCTCCAAACGTTCGGGAAGGAGACGCCGTACGAGTGACAGGAATACCATATCGCTAGATATCTGAAGAACTAATAATACCGTATACCATATACCATTCTCCTTCGTTGCACTTCGGAAAATGAAAGAATCGCCTACGCTATTTAGGTCTTGGTGTATAAACCATTTCAATTGGTTCCCCGTCGTCTTCTAATGCAGTAATATCGGTATTTTCTGAAATAAAACCATTTTTAACGTAAAATTTTAAGGTTTTCGGTTCATTAATTGCAAGTAATTCTATATTTGCTTCATTCGTATCAGCCATATTTTTCAAACGTTCGATTATCATAGAACCAAGTCCTTTTCTTACAAGTGTGGTAGGAACACAAATAAAGGCGATATAAATAAGTTTGGCTTTATCTACGAAAGTAACCAAACATATCCCTGTTATCTCATCCATCTGATTACGAGTGAAAATTGCAACATTATTTTCAAAATATTTTCGTATTTCATCTATACTAAATATACCACATTTGTTTGTAAAATAATCTAGATCTCTTTTTAGTTTATCTCTATTATCGTCTGGTGATATATCATATTCTCCTAGTGCCGTTTGAAGTGTTGTAGGTTCTCGTGTTTCTTTGCTTTTAAAGAAAGTTATTTTACTTGTATCAACGCTGGCTGGTATAGAGTAGTAAAATGTGTTTGTTTCATGCGTTTTTCTCTGTTCTTGTTGTTCTGTGCGTGGATTTTGTTGTTCTGTGAGTGGATTTTGTTGTTGTGTCTGTGGTGTTTGTTGTTCTTTCAATTTATCTATAATATGATTAAGTGATTTTGTAGTTAAAATTCTCTTTTTTTTCTTGACTTTTCTAGTGTGTTTACCGGTAGACGGTCTATTCGGTATTTTTTCCATTTTTCTACTCGCATACGTGGATTTTTTAAAAGGACCTCTATATCTGGTCCTTTGTTTGTATAAGGGTTTGTATGATTGTTTGACCATAATATATGATAATCAACTATATTTTGCAAAGAAACTATAGTTGATTGTAATACTTTTACCTGAATAAAATGAAAGAAAATAAGAATACGACCCCATCCTTTGTTAAAAAAACACATAAAGGATGGGGTCGTAGGGGAAACCTTGGTTTCCCTACTAAGATAAAGGATGGGGTCGTAGGAGAAATCTTTGTTTCCCTACTAAGATAAAGGATGGGGTCGTAGGAGAAATCTTTGTTTCCCTACTAAGATAAAAGATGGGGTCGTAGGGGAAACCTTGGTTTCCCTACTAAGATAAAAGATGGGGTCGTAGGGGAAACCTTGGTTTCCCTACTCCTTGGTTTCCCTACTAAGATAAAGGATGGGGTCGTAGGAGAAATCTTTGTTTCCCTACTAAGATAAAGGATGGGGTCGTAGGGGAAACCTTGGTTTCCCTACTCCTTCAAAGAAAGGAACGTGTCTTTTCTAAAAGCTCTTCTTTGAAAATCCATGTCCTATTTCTTAGTTCATAGTAATTATACTCAAATATACTAGGATTTGAAAGAAACGTATCATGCAACCTGTGTATTTTACTATATGGAATATGGTCGAATAAATGCACACCATTCGTATTCTCTCCCAACATATCCCAATCAATCAGGTCGACGTTTTCTTCAAGGAGCTCAACCGCATTCGGGTTCTTTGAAAGCATCGACCAATTTATATATGTCGGATTTTCACGCAACCACTCAACCGCATTCGGGTTCGATGAAAACATTCCAAAGTCCACTTTGTCAATATTCTGCAATAGCAATTCAAAGACACGCGGGTTAGAGTTGGAAGACAGGTTATCCCACACAATCTTCTCTGGATTCCTGAGTAAAGTATCGACCGCGTGGTCGGCGGGATTGAGAGACAACATATACCAATGTATTTCATTCGGCTTTTTCAAGAGGAGTTTTTCCGCTCGTGGGTTCGTATTCAGTGCCAGTGAATCATACCGTATTTTCGAGGGATTTTTCCGTAAGAGATCTATAGCCCCATCTGACGGGTTTTTACCTAACATATACCAATTTATTCGGTCGGGGTTTCTTGCCAACATATGGGTTGCGTCGGGGTTGGTGGATAAATAGAACCAGTCGATGTATTTCGGGTTCTTTTCCAGCCATTCCACCGCGTTCGGGTTAGAGGATATCTCACCATAACACCAGCTATATTTGAATGTGTCTTGTGCTATGATGAGTCTTTCTATAACCGGTTTGAGTTTTCGGGTTTCGTATCGGAACATGTGAAAAGGTGAATTTGTAAAATACTCCATCTTTAGACCCTTGCAAATGTAACCCGCAAGTTTTTATATTTTTCATTCTCCTTCGTTGCACTCCGGAGAATCCGGTCATCACCTGCGCTATTCGCTCTGATGATTCTTTCATTCTCCGGTTTAATTGTGTTTTACGCATATGCATGATATGTGAATTATTTCAAATGTTTTGTCATATATAAAATATTTGAAATCAAAAATGCTAAAACTGCAAAGAACAAAAGAATCACTCACGCTGTTCGCTCCGGCGATTATTCTATTTGATTGTGCGGAGTTATTTCTTTGAAAACCGTGAGTATTCTCTCGTGTTTCTCGTCATTCGTAATACTCTCATCAAATGTAATATCTTTGATTCGCTGTAAATAGTAACTATCGTACAGTATCTCCACTCCTTCCATTCCATCGTATTCCGTAATATCATAAAAGTTTTTGTATTTGCTGTCAATGTATCTTACACAAATATTCGAAACACACTGTTCACTGAATTCCTCACTCCCAATTTCGTTGAATATTTCGAGCAAAAGAGGGTCGTGCCTCGGGATGAAAGAATGGGAATGTTTGATTTTTCGTTGGGGGCTTCTTTCATTGTACATGTCGATGACTTTCTTTGACAGTGAAAACCCCCCGTAACAATTATTGTATAGTATCCCATAGCAGTTGTTGTATAGCACCCCGAGTTTATCTGGTGAGGCGGAAGGAGCAGAGACGGGGCTTTCCTGGACAAACTCCATTTGTATATTACATTTGTAATCTTTATACATATCACACAATACAACAAAAATACACACGAATCCCATAATAAAAATACACCAATATATGCAGTACATGAACACCAATATATGCAGTATATGAACACCAATATATGCAGTACATAAACACCAATATATGCAGTACATAAACACCAATATATGCAGTACATAAACACCAATATATGCAGTACATGAACACCAATATATGTAGTATGCACACACACGACGCAAACGTTTTTCTAACTCTCCAAGAAGTCGTCGAATCCTTGTTCCAGCCACCTCGAAACATTCGAAGGATGCCACACTTTCCGTATAAGTTCCTCTTTGAAAATCTCCGTATTTTTCCTCATATTGTCATAATTATATACAAATATATTCGGATTCTTCAGCAGGTAAGTCACTTTTATCTTGTTCCGATTTTCTTCCCTCATCAATATCGGTATAGCACTCGGGTTCTGACATAAACGCACCCAGTCATACAAATCTGGAGAATACCCGTCCAATAACTCGAGCACACGGGGGTTCGTATTCTTGCACATAGTCCGGATTATTTCCCCGTCCGTGTCCGTATCCGCATGTTGCGCCAAAATTCTGCATATTATAACATACGCATCTGGACAAGGATTCGTAACAATAACCTTGTTTACATTCTCTGGAAAGAGTTTCAGTATTTTTATCGCAGAGGGGTGGGGGTTCAAACACAAATAGTACCAACTGAATTTCCGCAAACGTATCAACGACCTGACATACATCCTATCATCATCGTCACGTGAATCCAGTAGTTCGGGTTTAATATGCAAATAATGAATGAAGAGTTCCATACAATTCTCATTCTGTAGAAATGCCCCGTCCCATATGTTGTTTTTGGAATAGTCTATATGATTCACGATGAGTTCTACCGCTTGGGGGTTCGGGTTCTGCAATAATCCACTGAACGACACTTCTTGGATGTGTTTTTTCAATAGATTGATTGCGCGGGGGTTGCTCGAGAGGATGTATGTGCTCCTATACACGCGCATCTTATTATAGAACTTCTCTATCAACCCTTCTGCATCTGGGTGGGTATTGGAGGCAATCATTCCAGATGAAATTTGGTGTTGGCATTGAAGGAGCAATTCAATCGCTGAGTAGTTGGAGGAGAGGTGTTTCCAGAAATAACAGGCGTATTCTTGTTTGATATTGTTCTTCACCAAGTTGGTAATGAAGTCGTCATTGCTTGTATTTATATAGAATAGATTTGAGTTGGAAACGACAGCTATCGTTGAATTGCCGAATATCTCGAATATACTATATCCGGATGTATGGAGATAGAAGCGGTTGGTTATTAGGCTGTCCAGCAACGAGAGTTCCAGTTCGGGCTTCAGTTTGATGGTTGGCAATAGCATTGTATGTTGAGGATTGTTTATTTCCACGTGAGTGATGGTTGTATTTTTAGATATTATACTAGATTTTAATCAATTTTCTATATTTATTATACACACCTTCTTTGACACCTTTGGAATCGATGTTCGAAAAGTAGGGAAACCAAGTTTTCCCCTACGACCCCATCCTTTATCTGTTTTTTAACAAAGGATGGGGTCGTAGGGGAAACCTTGGTTTCCCTACTCCTTGGTTTCCCTACCACCACCCTTTGTATTCAAGAAAGTCGTCATACCCTCCCTTCAACCACTTCACAACATTCGAAGGAGACCACACCCTTTCCAACAATTCTTCTTTGAAAACCTCCGTGTTTTTTCTGATATTGTCATAATTATATACAAATATATTCGGGTTCTGGAGGAGAAAGAGCGGTTGTATCCGATTTCGATTCTCTTCCTTCATCAAAATCGGTATAGCACTGGGATTCTTAGACAAAGCCCCCCAGTCGTACGCTTCGGGTGGGTAACCCCCCAACAACTCCAGTACGCGTGGATTCGTATTTGCGCACATACTCCTCAGCACTCGAACATCTTTACTCGCGTTTTCTTTGATATACATACATATCAAGTCGTAGGCATCCTCCCCGGTGTTCTCCACAATCTCGCGATGGACGTTCTCGGGAAATAGTCTCATCATTTTTATGGCGGATGGATGTGGATTCGAAGAAAGGTATTTCCAGCTGAAGCTTTTCTCATGCACGGTTTCTTTCAAACGTTGGATATATGAGTCATCGCTGGTATGCAAGAGTTGGCGAACATCCACCCCCAAGTATTGAAAGAAAGGTTCTATAGAATTCCTATTTTGCAAAAAACACGTGTCCCAAATATTGTGGCGTTTAGTTTGTTCGTCATGCAAAACCATATCCACTATTGCAGGATTGGGGTTGAGAGACAAATAGTACATGTTAATCAGTTTCGGGTATTTCTTTATCAAATACACGGCGGAAGGGTTGCTACAAAGATGGCAGTACACACCGTAGAGTATATCCTCCTTCTTTTCAAACAGCCCCACCGCATCTGGGTGGGTGTTGGTGGCCAGTATGCTGTATTTTATTTTGTCTTGGAACATGAGCAGTATTTCTATTGCAGAAGGGTTGCAACATAAGTACATCCATAACCAAGATGCGTAGTATTTGCGTATATTATCGCGACACAGGTTTGTAATAAAGTCGTGTGTCTTATTTTCTATGAGATAGGTTGTTAGAGCTTCCGCTTCGTATGAAATGATATTGGTGGTGTCGATGCTGGTTGTGTGATACCACCAACGGTTTCGGGTTAAGCCCTGTATCAAGGCGAGTTCGAGTTCTGGTATAAGTTTGATGGTGGGTGATAACATATTTATTATTACAAATAATTAAATATGTTATATTTTTAACCCTTATTCGTTCCAACCGACGGAACCGTTCGTAAACATTCAATTCATTTTATCGTACTTCAATGTATTTCTAATACATAGTTATGACTTTCTTTGAAAATATGATGGTGTCTCATATACCAAATCCCTTGGAGAAAGCAGTCTGCGTAGTCATCTTTCTTTTTCGTATTCAACACATGTTTCCATTCTGAAAGAACGGGATTGTTTTCCAAGAATAAAGAACAATGATATAGTCCATCCTTTTTATGAGCCTTGTATTTTGAATTGACATTCTCCTTCGTTGCCGTTGCACTCATGAGAATCCGGTCATCTGTAGGGAAACCAAGGTTTCCCCCATTGGGGGCGTAGCCCCCAGTGAAACCCCCTTTTGCTTCATACTTTTGGGTCGGTTGTGCCGACCCGAAAAGTAGGATACGACCCCATCCTTCATCAACTGTTTGACTCTTATTCGCTCCGGTGATTCTTTCATTCTCAACACCGTCACGTTCTTTCACGGGTTTTGTATCATTCAGTTGAGTGACAACAGGAGGCAATCCTTTCAACTTGTTCGAAGAAGATATGAATTCTATAGAAATCTTCTGTTCATCCCCTGTTTTCATTCCGGTCATCGCCTGCGTTATTCGCTCCGGCGATTCTTTCATTATAAAGTACTGTACAATCATCCCCTGTATCGAATTCATTCTCGCAGCCAAAGTCGATATTTGATTTTCTATAATAACATTCGTAATCGCATCAAAATCCTGTATTTTATCCAATTCTCGGCGCAAGTTGTATCCGATAGAAATCAAATCCGTTTCTTTGGAGTTTTTCTGTTTTTTACGTTGAATCGTTTCGAATGTTTTTTCTTTGAAAAACTTTAATAAGGCGTTTATCATTGTTTTTTTTCGTACTGTCTTATTGGGGGTGGGGGTGGGGGTGTTCAAAGAACTCGCAGATGGCGATGCAAATTGTTCTATAGAATATTTCACACATTCGGATTGGAGATCATCGGGGGAGAGTTTATTCAAAGAAGCCGGTGTTTGGCTTTTGTTGGGTAGCATCCATTCGGTGGATTCTTTGGCGTGTTTTTCACAGAAATAACGGGTGACCGTATTTATAGGTTGTGTTTGTACGAATGTATTTTGTGTTTCAATATGCGTATTATGGGTGGGTTGTACAGTTTGTGTATTTTGAGTTCGCATATCTTGTGTAAGTTGTATGGTTTGTATGGGTAAATAATTCACCGACTTCATATAACACGCTTGACGAGTGCATTTCGGATTCACCCCTTTCTTTGACTTATTATTGCACGAACAAATAAATACCTCTGGTTTTACAGTATCTTCGTCGTTCATCAAGTTCACCGTCTTCCATTCTACGATAGAGAAACGGGGGGTGTCGGGGTTTCTTTCAACATCGAAAATACAATACGCCATATTTTTTATACCCACATCGAAACTGATGATTCTCATACTTTACAAATATAAAAAATACAAATATTAAATATGTTTGTATCTAGGTCTATTGTCACATTGAAGAATCTTTATATAAATATGCAAAATACAAACACAAAGACAAACCAAAAATACAAACCAAAAACACAAACACAAACCAAAAATACAAACACAAACCAAAAATACAAACACAAACCAAAAATACAAACACAAACCAAAAATACAAACGCGAAACACAAACCAAAAACACAAACCAAAAATACAAACACAAACCAAAAATACAAACGCGAAATAAAAGAATCGCCGGAGCGAATAGCGCAGGTGATGACCGGATTTTCCGGAATGAAATGACGGAAAATACAAATATGACAGTGTATTTGTATAAAAGAAAGACTCTGAAAAATGAATAGAACGGGTCAGTTCACCTCAGCAACCACCACCACCATCACCAATATAATGGAACCCTCTGAAATAGATTCACTGATTGTAACACAACACGCAAGCATTCACCGTAAATTAGACCATTTCCTCGCCACTGGAAAAATACCAAATATCATATTTCACGGTTCGGCTGGAACAGGGAAGAAAACGATTGTATTTAACTTCCTCCACAAAATCTACGGAAACACAGAAACTGCAAACATCAGTCACAAAGAACTCATAGGTATTTTAAAGAACAACGTCATGTCAGCCAACTGTTGTCACGGAAAAGGGATAAAGTTCATACGCGAAGAACTGAAATTCTTTTCGAAAATCAACATTCAACACGCTACAGGAGTCCATTTCAAGTCGATTGTCCTCTTCAATGCCGACTGTTTGACAATAGACGCCCAGTCGGCATTAAGGAGATGTATAGAACTATTCAGTCATAATACGCGGTTTTTCATTGTGGTGGAAAATATACACAAACTATTGAAACCAATTGTTTCACGTTTTTGTGAAATATACGTCCCCCAAATAATGAGAGAACCGCCGGAAGCGATGACCGAAGTGCAACGAAGGATAATGAAAGAGTCGCCGGAGCGAATAAGAGTCAAACAGTTGATGAAGGATGGGGTCGTAGGGGAAACCTTGGTTTCCCTACAGATGACCGGATTATCCGGAGTGCAACGAAGGATAATGGAACACAATAAAACAGTGTTTAATAACAAAACTGACAAAAGCGAGTTCATAAATTTACACCAATAT